TCCCCGCATAATTTCCCACAATTGTATTATTGGTTCTAGCACTTCCACCACTATTAGTCATAGCATAATAGCCGACAGCCACATTATGCGAATCACTACTGCTGCTACCAGGAGATGTCCCATCATAACCTGCAATCGAACCTACAAAAGTGTTATATGAAGAAGAAGCACCAATTCCATACCCTGCTCGATCTCCAATCGCTGTATTCTGATCTCCATCTGTTACATGATGGAGCGCATCGAATCCAAAAACTGTGTTTCGCGTTCCCGTAGATGTGTTCAAATTAGGTGTAGGTTCCGACGTCCCCGCAATAATAATATTATCAGTACCAGCTACTAAGCCTAGTTTACCACTTAAAGAAGCCCCCCAAGTTTGGCTTGTAAAAACACTACTGCCCCCACCGCCACCACTACCAACGCCTAAATTAGCGGGTGTAATTTTTTTCATTGTCCCGCCATCATCTATTAAAACAAAATCCGCATCACTTGACGACGTTGTTGTGGTTGGTGCGTCTGAGTTAGTTGTAGAAAGTAATGTTCCCGTAGTTGATGGTAGATCTAAGGTTATGTTCCCACTAAAAGAAGAATGCGCAGGAGCTTTTATAGAAGCATAATGAGCATTGTTGCTTTCGCAAAATAATCTTAACTCTGATTGAGAACCTGAGTTTCTAATATTAAAAACACCAGTACTAATTGTTGAGACATCACTGACCTCAAATGGTACAAAACTAATAACTTCAATAACGTCGCCACCATTTGCAGCAGATGTTAAGACTACATCAGAGCCATTAGTAGCGGTAAAAGCACTACCCGGAGCAAGCTTTATACCGTTTTTATACACATCAACAAAACCTACTGTATACCCCTCTGTTGCAAAAGTTGTTTGGTTAGCAGTAGCAGTAAAAGAACTACGGTTTTGCGTAGCTTGTGGTACTGGTTGAACTCCTATATATCCTGCCATTACTTACTTTCTTCTATTTTTGCAATATACGCTTTTTTTACTGCATCAGTATGTACCTGTTTAGCAATTGCTTGAACGTCTGCGTCTTCTTTAGCAAGATTATCTTCTGAAATATTAGGTGCTACAACATGACGTTCAAAAGTTCGTGTTAGTTCGACACCATCTTTCTTAATAACCGAAGCTACTCTTACATTAATAGTTTTAAATTCACCATTTACAGTTATCTTATCTACAATTTTTTCTTCTGTTAAAGCCATGTTTTTTCCTTAAGGATTAATATCATCATCATCTGTCATATACACTATATTACCCCAAATATCTGCTGTCCCACTATTAAATTGACCTACAGTAAGAAAATCATCATTATCACCTGATATGCTTTCTAAAATCCTAAAATAGACAGCTCCCTCGTTTATACTTGGAAATAATTGCGCATTAGCTGCCCAAGAGACAAATTCTAGTCTAACCCCCCCAAGACTCCATATTATACTTCCTCCTGAGAGAGTAGCAGCGGTGTAAGGAACTCCATAAATTCTCATATCGTGACTGCTACTAAGTCCTGAAGTAGTAATATTTTGAGCACGAAAATCTAAAAAAATTCTATTCCCTATTCGCGTATAACGACCATTAGCATCAGTGACACTAGCAGTATTACCTGAATGATCTTGAAAACTTGGTGTCCATGTACCTTCTTCGTACCAATAAAACGTATTTGCTAACGCCGTATCTGTTCCAAACAATATTCCTGTAGAAACTCTTAGCTCTCCCAAAATATCTACATCTTTAACTGGATAAGTTGGATTATTGGTGCTATCCCCATTCAATAATACTTTGCCGTCACTCGATCGGACATAAATAGCTCTATCCCCACCATTATCAGCCTCAACACGAAAATCTATATCCGCTGAACCTTCATTAATTACAACTTCAGCTTGCCCGGCTTCTATGAATGAATCTGCATTACAGTTAACGAACGATTTCGACGCCCCGTCCATATGGACTTGTATATCTAGTCGCCCATCTTCAGCAGTTTGTTGTGTTTCCTGCATTCTAGTAAATATACGAGCGTATTCATGTTTATCATTAGAACTATTTAAGCCTGAAAAAACAATAAGCCCTATACTATCATCATCTGCTTCAGTACCTGATTTTCTAAATAAATCTAATATTGGCCCAGAGGCATTATCATTACCTTGATCTACAAGCATAAGAACATTATGAGTGTCAGTACCGCCAACATAATCAGGCTCAGAATATATAGTAACCATCGAAGTATAAGGAGTATAACTATTAGGCCCAATTACTAATCTATTTAACGCAGCATCAACTTTAAAAAAATTATATCTGTCGTTGGATTCAATTACAAAATCTAAATCTTGACTACCATTATTAAACCTAGTTTCTTGATAATTGAACCGCATATGCTCTTTTGTAGAACCGCCTGACATATTGCGAAATCGCGTTACTGCGTCTTCAGACCCATCAGAAGCATCATCTATTTGAACATCTATAGAACTATAATCTACGTCTTCAGATGCATCATTCCTACCTCTAAAGTTTAATTTTCCAATATAATCATCGTCAGCTGGACTAGAAGAATTTCTATATAAATTAAAAATAGGGCCTGCTGCATCAGTAGGATCTTCAGAATAAGCATTTATATTTTCATTAATTTTAAGGTAGGCCGTATTCGCTGAATAGGCGCTAAGGCTAAGTTCTCCAATTCCGGACCCAGCAGTATTATTAATTCTTTCTGCAGCTATAGAAGCATAACTTTGTTGAGAAGAATTAGAATCTAGGCCATGAAAAGTAATCATCGCAAGCTTATTAGTATTAACAGGTCGCCTTAAAGTAATCGCAGGATAATTAAACAGACCAGAATACCCACCCGTTATGTCACTTGTTATATTAAAAACATCTGCGTCTATATCCGGATTACCAACGGTATTTACATAACGATCATCAGATTGCGCCTTAGTAAAACCATCTACTTGTGCTACTACTGGTTTTGCTCCTAAATACCCTGCCATTATACATCTTGCTCCAACACTGATAACACAACATCGACTGAATCAGCTGTGTCCGATTGAACTGTTATTGCCTCACTAGCTTCTGCTATTATTTTTCCATCTAGTACCGAAAACGCAGTATTTGCAGGAATTGGGACTCCTTTAACCAAAAATATACTTCCCAATTTAATATCAACAGCAATCTGAGATGTTGCCACATTTGCTACATTACAACCTATAATAACCGCTGTTTTATTACTTCCTACCGTATAAACAGTAGCAGCACTGGTTCCAGCCCCATCAGTAGTATAGTTTTTGAATACATTTGCCATGAACTACCCCAATGCTATTGATAAGGCAAGAGCAGTTCCAGCCTCGTCTACGTTTAAATTTGTTCGAGCGCCTGCTGCAGTCGATGCACCTGTGCCCCCATGTGCAACTGCTAAATCCGTAGTAATTGCTAAATCTCCACTAATACTCACGCCAGAAGCTGTTGTATCTAGTCTAATAGCATCATTATGTCTCAACTGAACCCCTTGATCTGCAAAACATATAATATAATATTTAGCAGCGTTTCTCTTTGATATAGCTATATTTCCATCTGTTTGAATCCAGAGAGGATGACTGTTCATATCTCTAAGAACACTATTTGTACCATCATGAAATATTTTAAAATCACTATTATCACCAAAGACAATTTCATGATCAGTTGGAAACGTAAGATCCCCGTCAATACTAACATCTACTGTTATAGCCGACTCTAGTTTGTCAGTATTTAAATTTGTAAAATTCGCATCAACTTCAGTATTTGTTAGGGGCGAACCTTTGCCTGATCTTGTAACGATTGTTGCCATGATTTACCCCTTAATTATTTAGCTTGCTGATAATGTTATTGTCCAAGTTATAGACATTGTATCGTCAGCAGCTTTATTAACAACACTAAATACAGTTCTGCAAAGCATATCACCTCCAGAAGCCGCATTAAATATACCTGCTTCAGTCACTGCTCCAGTTGCATCACCTGCTTCAAAAGAAGAAACATATACAACTTTTTCGTTATTTGACCCTGAGATTGTTGTGCTATCAAGCGCCTCTCTTGAACCTAATAAAGTTACTAAATCAGTTTGAGAAGCAGCTGCAGCTGTTGTACCAGAACCAAGCCCCATATGCGACATAACACTTTTTGAGGCATCTTTCATACGAGAAGCTATATATTCTAAACCTTTATTGACGACAAGGTTTTTTACTTCCCTTTCGTCTTTGATATTCCCGGCCTTGTCCTTTAGAACGATGTTAAGCTGACCGGAGAGCTTTAAATTTTCATTAATCATAATGATCTCCTAAAAGGTTCGGGAAGCACCGACATAATCTCCCTCAAAGTAAGTGAAGTCGCAATAACCCTGACTTCTTAAAGACCCCGCGTCGGTTATCGGGATCGTATTTGATGGTCGTTTTCCAAAACTTAAAACGTCTCCATCGGTTACTCCAGAACTATCAGAAAATGTTCTGCTATACGCAGTTATTATAGCAATAACTTCTGCGACAGTCGCAACATCTGTAGTATTTTTTACAAACTGCATTTCTTGATCATCAAGTATTGAAGCTTCACCATCTACGTCGTCTGTTGCATCGACATTATTAGCAAGCGCTTTTGTAAGGGCTCTTGCAGTAATTACGTCTGAAAAAGTAGGAGTCTCACTTAAACCTTTACCAAACAATGGTATCGGACTATCGGTGATTGACGGTGATTCACTAAGAGGTTTACCTATTCCAAGTGAAGCTGCATCTTCAGCAGCTAAAATATTATCTGCAAGTTGTTGCGCAAAACTTTTAACTAATGGGTCAGTTATACCAACATTATCTGCAGAAGTTTTATCAAAAGAAATGACGTCATCGTCGGTTATAGCTGCTGCATCAGAAAGTGTTTTATTGAATTGTACGACTGCAGTTTCTGCTATAGCAGCACTATCAGTAAGAACTTTAAAAAAGCTAAATACCGCACTATCAACACCGCCAACTGTATCGTCAAACTCTTTAAATATTACAAACTCGCCTTCTTCCATTTGTAGTTTTATCTTAGCAAGCTGTGCAGTAATCATTTTAAGTTGCTGTGTAAAAACTGCAGCATTATCAACACCAATACTGTCTGTTTTTATCTTCAACTTAGCAAGTTGTTCAGCAATCATCTTAGTTTGTTGAGTAAAGACTACAGCATCATCAGTGCTACTCATGTTAGTTTTGAGTTGAGTGAAAGCTACCTTAAGTGCATTTATAAGTACTGCCGATTTTAGTTTCATGCAAAATCCTCTCGTATTCTAAATTTAAGGATTTCAAATATTGTTTCTCTTAGACCTGTAGACTTAACAATTTCTATTTCACCTTCATACGTACCGGGCTCTTGATTGAGATCATTAGTCTGCCATTGAATAACTGCAACACCTGTATTAGCAGTAGCTGGGTTTATGTACGCCTGCCTAGAAAATAATACTGTAGACTCTCCAGCAGCTCTAAAATGAAGTGTTACTGTAGCTCCTGTTAAATTAGTAGCTGTGTTAGTATCTTCATCTGTGAAAGTTAATTTTATCTGCGGGCCTGTATCACCTTGTACGTAATTAAATGAAGTGCTCATTAGTATGCCACCCTTTTTGTTGCACTACCAGTAAAGTTTGGGCCTCTAACACGCGTTCCAACACGACGGTAGTCTCGTCGTTTTGCAGCGTCTGCGTCCTTCTTAAACTCTGTCTGATAGTAAATTGATAGCTCTGGGCTTGTCCACTCTTTGTTAGGTATGGAAGTCAACATACCGATAGCCCCGTAAGCAATACAACGTCCATAAGTCTCAAAAATCCAATCTTCAATACCTGTTGCTGTAAGCTTAGTTTTCAAAACACCAGTACCTGTAAATTCATATTTTTTATCAGGAGTAGGATAAAATTTTATAGAAGTATCTTGATAGATTGCATAATACTTAGGACACCCTTTCTCATTAAATGCAGTGGTAGTTAAATGTCTATCTGTAATACGAGGAATACATCTACCATCAAGCACAATTTCATATACATTTTCTAATACAGCTTCGCTAGAAGGTAGAAATATAGAGTAATCCGCAACATTTTTAACAGCAAAGTCCTTTTCTATGTCAAAACGCCATATTTCGCTGCGTTGGAGAAACTTTGCTGCTGCTTCTTGCAGATGAGACTCCATGACAATTTCAGGACACCCCGGCACATAAGGTTGTATGTAAGGGTAGAGTTTATCCCATAAAACCGTTGCCATTATGCTACCGCCCTTCCTGTTGTTGGTGTAACAGCTGCGTCTGCCTGTGTTTTAACACCGATTGCAGCGTTAAATGCTTGATATGCAGCCACAGCGCGAGCTTCATTTGCTCCATATTCTGCGTCTTTTGAATAAGCACGATATAGTATCCAATCTGTAATTGGGCTTAAGTATATATCATCAAGTTTTATAACTTCAGCGCTGCCCGTAACTGGATCTAAATCAGACGCAGATAAAGTATGTGCCCCCGGAGCATCAGTATAAATAACTTCTAGCTCTGCGGTAGCGGTAGCCGGAGGATATACATAAAACTCTTTCGGTATTCTAGGATCATATGTGTAATGCTGTATGTTATCGGTTTGTGTCTCAGTATGCCAGCTGGGACGCTGATCATCTAAAACAGCTCGATCAACAACCCTAACCACTTTCTTAAGCGACCCAGATTTAAGATTACGAGTTATGTCTAACAAACGTAGGGCGGAAGGAAATCCCCCGCTTGAGGCAGTTAACTCTTGTTTTGTCCCAGCTGCACATGTGAATGTTGCGCATTTTGCGTTTGCATCAGGTCTTAAAAGAACAATGCTCAAGTAGGATTCGTTTAACCACTTTTGAAGTTCTAAACGAGGCCAACGTGTTCCTGTGTCTTGTAAGATAGCTTCAACGCGTGAAA